TAGTCCATACTTCCTACTTATCTCTGATACTACTTCCAACAACATCTTGGACATCGCTTTCTCCATCTTTGAATTCATACTCCTTTCCTTCACCCTCTACATCTTTCTTTTTTCAATTTTTTTATTTGTGGGGAATTTCCCCACCGCCCCTTTTAGTGAAATTTTTCTAATAAATTATTCAAGAATTCATTCTTATCATTACTCATAAGATGTATATTTACCACTGACGCGGGGCTTATTTGATAATCTTTAAGCTTATTAATAATATCATTATCTAGAGATTCTTTATAATAATGACAATACATATCACTTATAGTTTTAATACTACAATTTTTCATTTCTAGTGTATAATCAATTCTTCCTGGTCTTACAAGCGCTTTATCTAAGCTATGATAGTCATTGCTTGTAATAATTAAAATACGACCCGGTGTCTCTCTTATCCCATCAATAATATTTAATAAGAAAGATAATGTAATATTATCATTATCATTCTCTTTCATCATAAGATTATAACTATTTTTATAATTATTTAAATTTTTCTTTAATTTATCAAATTTCTTTTTAATATTTTCATTATTATCAATATCATTGTCTCCATCACATGAACTAATTTCAGAAAATTCTTCTTCTGTATCATTATTTTTTTTTATTTTACGCTGCTTAACAATATCATCCATACAATCAATATCTTCTAATACAATAATTTTATTATCAAAATTAATACTATTAGGATCATTATTTCTATTATATTGCATTTCAAAATAATACTTTGAAAATTCACGTTGAGTTTTTATTTTATTTAATGGAATTATTATTAAATGTCTATTTAGTAAATTAGCAATACATTTAATAACTGAAGTTTTACCTGTTCCCGGAGGACCAAATAAACCAATACCTAGAGTATATGGGTTACCTTCAATAGAATACCATTCTTTGTTTGTATTAAAAAAGTTGATTTTATCCAGTAGCATTTGTTTATCATCAAAATATAGATTATTAAAATTTCTTGTTGAATTAAATTCGCATTCTTCCCAAACACATAAATTATCTTCATAACGGTCATTATCTTTTGAACCACCAATAAAAGTATAAATAAATTTTTTACTATGGCGTTTATCTCTAATATGTGACATATAGCTCTCCGTAATATCATTAACAAATTCTTTAAGTTGACATAAAGATAAGGTGTAAGAAAATAATTCAATTAATATTGTTTCTACATTAATTGTAGAACTATTTTTATTATTATTATTTTCAATGCTATCAGAAGAAATATATACTTTACAATAAATATCATCATTTAATTTGAATTTTTGCAGTTGATCTACAATAAAAATGTCATTAGATGCGTTATTAATATTTTCTTTACAATCACTACCTGCCATTCTATAATCTTCATAGTTATTACTACTTGTAGCAAATTCTTTAACACTATAAATACTCGGAATATTATGAGAATCATTAATATAATGCCAAATAGCCTGAAAGCGATTACTAAATAAATTATCTGTTCTACAAATATAATCACTTGTTCTTGTAGAACGTTTACCATCTATTTTAACACAAACCGGTTTTTTACAAAAAAAAGATAACATTTTTTCGAAACTATTTTCAGAAATATAATTTAATAAAGATTGATTTTTTGTAATATAAGAAAATAAAAATATCAAAATCATACTATTAATCATATTTAAATATCCATTATTATCTTTCATATTAAGGATAAATCCCATTTTAATAGTTTCTAAAAAAGATTCCATATCATTATAGTAACGCATTTAGACTAATATATTATTATCAAAAATATTTAAATTATTTACATTATATATATGAGAATATTTTTAACAATATTAGCGATCTTAGTTTTAGGATTTTTCATTTATAAAAATACTTTCAAAGTAAAAGAAGGCGTTACTTTTACAAACTATGATAATTATCATACATTTAATATGAAACCATGGGATGAATTTTGTATACCAAACTCTCCAAGTTGTGAAAATAATTCTATGTATGCTCCAAAAACTAACGGAGTAACATTACCAGGAGCAGCAGAACCAGGTTGTCATTGTAAAAAATCAGGACATTCTACTTTAACAAAAAACTGTACAGATATAGACTATAATCCTTATGTTGAATATCGTAGATAATATATTAATAATATTTAAAAATAAATAATAGTATTTTAAATATTAAAAATGATGAATATTATCGATAATAATATCCATATTAATGGCTCTATTATAAATGTTCAATATATATATAATATTGGAGAAGTTTTATGTGTTATACCATTTACAGATTTTGTATTAATAAAATTATTTGGTTCTACAGCAAGATGGTTTCAATTACACAGTGCTATTAATTTCCTTATTAGTTATTTAATTCGGGATGATATATACTCATTTATATTTTATCCATTATATGCCATAAAAGTAAATACAGATTTTAAAGTAGTATATTATATTATATATTTACATAGTTATCATTTTTTCATTAAAAAATTACAATTAATTGAATTGATTCACCATGTATTGTTTGTATTTATGGGAGTTTTACCATGTATATTTTTTTGGAATTATAATATAATTAATTTATGGATATTATCAGGGTGTGGATTACCTGGAGCAATAGAATATTTCATGTTATCACTTGTTAAAAAAGATATGTTATCATGTAAAAGACAAAAATATATATCAGCTAATATAAATAATTACATGAGACTCCCGATTACAATGTATGGGTTATCATTAACATATATAGCATATATGGAGAAAATTATTTATTGTAATTCTATATTTTTAATTTATATATGTATTTTAATTTATACAAACGGGACTTTTTTTAATAAAGTAGCTATTGAGAATTATATAAAATACAAATATACTAATAAAATAGAATATAATATTTAATTAAATAAAATTAAATATAATTAAATATAATATATTATTATAAATGGATATTAACAAAGCATGTAAAATATTAGACGTATCTCATAATAGTAACGAAGAAGAGATTAAGAAAGCATATAGAAAATTGGCATTAAAATATCATCCTGATAAAAATAACTCAGAAGATGCCGCTGAAAAATTTAAAGAGATTGGAGAGGCGTATGCTTTACTAACTAATAAAAATAAAGGAATTCCTATTAGAAATATTAATCCGCATGATATATTCAAAGATATTTTCAGGGGAGAGATGGGAATAAATATAAATAATATGAATAATATGTTTTCAACATTTAGTATTAATACACAAGGTAGAAATATTGGAAATAATAATTTTGTTTCTAGAAGCAGCCAAACACAAATTATAAATGGAAAAAAAATAGAGACAATTATAGAGCAATCAAATAACAATACTAGTAAAAAAACAATTATAACTGATTTAAAAACTGGTAATCAAGAGATTACACATAATAATACAACAAATACAACAAATACCACAACTAGACAAATAAATATATCATTCTAATCAAATATTATATAGAATTCCATATTTTATACAATTTCCAAACTGGAGTAGGTTTTCTTGTTGTTTTTAATGTTAATCGTCTAGCATAATGTCTACAATCATTAATTCCCAATCTATATTTTGGAGAACAATTGACTATTTCTCTCTCGCATTTATCAATATAATTAAGTGGAAGATCTATTTGACACCAATATATAGTTTTACTACGAATAATATTATTTTTAAAAGTATCATTATGTATTCTATTAATTGTTATATAAGTTCCATTCTTATTAAAAGGTCTATAATCGTATCTAACTGTTTTATAACCATTAAAAAAAGAGACACCTATATGATATATTGGTAGCCTATTATATAATTTTTCAATATGTATATAAACATCAGTTTTATGATTTATAATAAGGATAGGATCAAAATTAAAAATAACAAAATTATCATCTATATAATTATGTTTAATATTATCAAAATTTAAAAGAGTGATTTGTTGATTTATATTTTTTTTTATATTATTAAGTTTTTGAAAAAACGTAGGTTCTTGAGCTGCCATTATGTAGTTAAATCTACGTAAATTATAATTATAGATGTTATTATTGTTATAATAATTATTGTTTTTTATAACAAAATTATTATAAATAGAATTAGATAAAACATAACAACTATAATAGCTAGATAGTAACATAAGTATTTGAAACATATATATATATTAGTAAATATAAAATTTTTATATTTTTTTATTTATTAAAAATAATCTTTTATATTTTTTTTTGCCATCTTTATCATAACCATCGCTTATACGTTTTGGCGTTAAAGTAAAATTATATTGTTTTAATAATTGTCTAAGTAGATTAATGAGGGGCCATTTTTGTTTTTCTTCAGCAGCACTATGAACACTATTATATTTTGACGAAGAGAGAATAGTTTTAATTTTTGGTATTTCTTCATATAGTTTTTTATATAAATCATTATTCAGTAATAATGTTCGTTCTATGATAAAACCATCTAAATCTTGGTATGAGCAACTAATATTGAGTTTTTGAAGTATTTCAAGTAAAAAAATATTATCATACATATAAATATAAGTAGAAATATATTTATATATTTAAATTCCATATTCTGGAATAGAATATTTTCCATTATAATCAACATTATATTTGGCAATAATCTTTGGATTATCTTTATTTTTAATAATATCTTCGTGATCATATACATTATTGCTGTCATCAATATAATAGCATATTCCTTTAATTTCTTCAGCCCAAATTTGTGTTTTCTTTACTTTAACATCTGTAATATTTTCTGAAGAGACGATTCCATGTGGAGTTCCTTTAATATGTGTTCCACAATAATTTGAACCATCTTTCCTTCTACGAGTACATTGTTCAATGTTGGCTCGATATGCACAACATCTATCATATTGAGGAACAACATTTTTAATACGTTTTCTCTTTTGAAAATCTTCTTTACTTAAAGAAACATTATCATAATCAAATATATATTGTAAGAATGAGCTTTTATTACAATCACCAATAATTTCACAACTATTTTGCTGAAACCAATTTTTTATATCATTTTTAAATTCAGTAAAATGACTATCTAACTTCTTTGCTACGCGACGCTCCATTATTTAAATTATTTAATAAATATATATTTAGTTCAATTTTATATTTATTAAATGAAAAGAATTTAAAGATTCATAGTTAAAATATTTTTTTTTTGAAATGGCAAAATTATAGATAATATAACCAATGCTATTATCCAAAACATGTAAAGACTATAAGTAGAAAATTTTATATCTAAAAAATTAAACAACATTGGTAATATATTGACTAACAAAATTACAAAAAATATAGAAAATAATATGCGTAAGAAATAATTCATATATATTTTAATAATATTATATTACAAGCTATTTTTTTTTCAAATTTTCTCTTATTTTAATCTCTCTATTATCTAAAATAAATTTGGTAACATCTTCAACATTTACAGTTTCATTTTCAAAATATTTTTCTAAAGCAATCATTAAATTATTTTTATTAAGGGGTGTTTTAACCTTATTTTTTGTATAAAGTAATTTTCCATCGTTTATATCAAAACAATCAATTTCGTGATTTTTCATTACATCTATTAATTTTTTTGTTAGCTCTTTTTTTTTCTCTCTTATTTCTTTCATAGACCTTTGTAAATTTTTAATTTCACTATCGTAACCAACCCATTTTTTTATATTATCAACAAGCTCTTCTTTAGTATTCATTTAAATAAATAATATATTTTCTATTTAACATTATTTATTTAAATTTATATCTAGCTTTCTATATTTTATAAAGTAATATTATTTTTAATTATTCTAATAATTAAATCTTTTTTATTACCACCTATTATGAGTTTATTTTCTCTCAAAATTTTCTTAAGATCATTTACTTTGTATTTTTTAAGATATTCATCATACTTAGTATCCCAAGTATCTTCTATTTTATTAGAAGAGTCTTTTTTATTGGATTTATTTATTTTATTATGATGACTATAACAATAATTTTTTCCTTCTAATATATATGAATTTGCATTACAAATAGAACCCTTATTTTTTCCACTTTTAAATACCCAGCAACATGCGTGTTTATTTTTCATACATAATTTTTCAGGAAAATTAACACCAGAAGTTTTTTTAACATTTTTATAAGGAATATATGGTATTAATTTATCATTAATATATCTACAATATGGACATTTAATTTCATTTATTTGTAGTTTATTTATATCAAAATACTTATTAAAATTTCTTTTTTGATTATAAATTTCTTGATATAAAGGATAATAATTAAAACTATGTTTACAATCTAAAGTAATGCTATTATCTGTTAATTTTTCATTTGTTATCAAACATATATTATTATTTGAAATATCATTTTCTAACTCTTTATCAGAAGTATTTAGCAAATTATAAAAATCTAAATTTCCTTCTATTTCGTAATTCATTATTTAATATAATATAATATTCTTTATATTATATTAAAAATGTCAAAAAAAGATTGGGGTAATATTTCTTGGATATTAATGCATAGTTTGGCACAACATATTAGTGAAAATAATTTCGCTAACTCTAAACAAATATTGATTAAAATAATCTTTGATATATGTAATAATCTTCCTTGTCCAGATTGTAGAGAAGATGCTAATAAACTTTTAAAAACTTCAAATATAAATAAGATAACTAATAAAAAACAATTAATATCGTTTCTTTGTGAATTTCATAATATTGTTAATAAAAAATTAAATAAACCTATAAAAAAAATTGAAGAAATAGAAAAACAATATAGAAGAGCTAAATTAAATAACATAGTTATTACATTTTTTAACATTTATAATAGTGTTATTTATAATGAAAAAATGTTAAATGATTCGTTTAGAAGAAAATTATTTTTAAAAAAATTATTGGAAGAGTTAGTAAAATTAAAACCTTACATAAATAATTAAGAGAAACTGCTGCTTATTAATTGACCATTCTTATATACATTACATCTAAATTTTTGTTTTGATGGTCTATTACATACAACATTATTTGATAATAATTCGTTAAAAAATAACAAATCTTTTTTTGTAAAAAATAGCATTAAAAACCATAAAAACCCACCTATCGTTCCTAATAATATTCCAATCACAATGGCAAGCATATAACTATTTCCTAAGCAATTATTTTTCAACTGAAATAGAATATTAGCAGCAAATAATATACCAATAGTAACCAATACCTCTATATTAAGTTGGTTATTTGCTAACATAGGTGATAATAAGTAAACAAAAGTAAATGCTAATACTGTAGAATCTAAATTAGGCGTTGTCCATTTTTGACCAGCGGCAAGCATATTACAAGTTAAACTCGCTATTTTAGATTCTGTTATATTGTAGTTATCCATCATTTTACTTATTAAAAAAGCTAAAAAAGATATAACTATTATACCAGAAAAATATATCAATCCATTTTGAATTGTTCCATTAAAAGCACTTGCTAAAATAACAAATAATATTAAAAATAATGGAGAAAAACCCCCAAATAACATCAATAAATTATAAGGACCTGAAATCATAATAATATATATTAATATTATAATATATATTAATCAATTATTATCATTAAATTAATATCAACTTGAAAACCTCATCTATTTTTTCAACACTATAAAATTCTATATCTTTCAAAATTTCTTTTTCTTTATATTTTTCATAAAATTCATTAAAATCTTTTGTATTTCCTTTTGGATATATAAATTTCTTAGCACCAGATTTTATTCCACCTATTATTTTTAAATCTAAACCTCCTATTTCTGTTACAAATCCTTGTAGAGATATTTCGCCAGTTAAAGCAAATAAATTATTTATTTTTTTCTTCATTAAAACACTATAAATAGCTGTAGTAATAGCAGCTCCAGCAGATGGACCATCTTTTGGTGTTGCTCCTTCTGGAACATGAATATGAAGACCAATGTTTTTATATTCTTCAACAATTTTATCAATTTTGCGGAATTTCATATATTTTTCTATAGCAACTGTTTTTGCGACATTCATACTTTCTTTCATTACATCACCCTGCATACCAGTTAATTTCAATTCTAATAACACAGAAGATATTATTTTTTTTACTTCTATATACAATAAACCACCTTGACCTAATGAATTAGCCCATAAACCATTAATTATACCATAATCCGGTTCGGAAATAATATTTTTAATATTCAGTTCATGTCTATTTTTTAAATAATCATTTTTAATAATTTCATAATTAATATTTATTGGAAAACTTATATTTTCATCAAAATCATTATTCAATAATTTTAAATTAAGTTTTCCAATAATTTCAAATAATATTTCCTTTAATTTTCTAACACCAGGTTCGCAAGTATAATTATTTATTATATTAATTAATACATCATCTTCAAAAGAAATAGTATTTTCAAAACCAACCTTTTTACATAGTTCAGGCAATATAAAATCTTTAGAAATTGTTATTTTTTCTTCTAGCGAAAGATGTTTAAATTTAATTCTATGAATTCTATCTAAAAGAATCTTATCTATAGCATCAACATCATTGTAAGAAAAAATAAATAATACTTTTGACAAGTCTAAATCTATACCATTAAAATATTTATCTTGAAAAGAATCATTTTGTGTATAATCTATTAAATGAGTTAAAATACCAATTATTTCTCTACCATGTTCAGTTTTACTAATTTTATCTAACTCATCAATAAAAATTATTGGATTCATACATTTATTTTCCATTAATACATCTACAATTTTTCCCCAAGTAGACCCGACATATGTATAATTATGACCTTCTAAAGTACTACCATTTGATGAACCGCCAATAGCTATAAATGAAAATGGTCTAGACTTACCATCTTGATCTAGTAAACATTTTGAAATACCTTTTTTAGCTAGACTTGTTTTTCCGATACCAGGGGGGCCTTCAAAACCAAAACAATATCCAGACTTTTCACCATTGATCCATTGTGCTATAATAGTTTCTATTTGTTCTTTTGCATTATCATGACCATGTACTGATAAATCTAAATTTGCTTTAACATCTTTCATATATTGTGAAATAGTATCTATTTTATCTGTAATCTCTAATATATTTTTTTCTAATAATTTAATATTATTATATTCATTTTCATATTCAGGTAATAGTTTTATATAATTAAGAAGATCATCATTTTCCTTTAAAGAATTTATAAATTTATTTACATTAATTATTAAAAAATCGATTCTTTTATTAGCAACAACTAAACTATCATAATTGTAATTATTAGTACTTATAAAATTATTTATATTTAAATTTATTTTTATAATATCTGGTTTCTTTAATTTTTTTATATTAATAATATAATTATTTTTTATATTATTTAATATTTCTGGGATAATATCTTGACTGATATTATTAAGTATAATTTTTATTTCTATTATAGTATAAATATTTTTTTTTATAACTGTAAATTTTTCCATATTTTTTAACATAGGTAATTCTAGTAGAAAAGTAAATTGTGAATTTAATTCTTTTTTGATTGATAATATATATTCTTCTTTATATATACCAAATGGGATTTTTAATAAACCATCCAAATAATGTCTAGCTTTAGAACCAGTGTCTTCACTTTTAGCTTTAATTTCTTTTAACTTAATCATTGCTTTTTCTTTTATATTATTAGTTGCTTTCATTAAACAAATTTGTTGTTCTAAAGGAATTTTTGTTTCATCATAATTACATAATTCATTAGTATAATTAATTGTTTGTTTCATAGCATTTTTAAAATAATCTTTACAATGCCAAGGTAAACTATCATATAACATAGTTTGTTCGATGGTATCTATTGATGATTGGTTATCATTTGATAATAAATCATATAATAAATAAGACATATATTGATATTCATTTTCATTTGATTTAACTAATAAATTAATTAAAATATTTCTTTGAACATATAAATCACTATTTAAAAATTCATTAACAATTTGTGAAATATTTTTTTGCTTATAAAAATTATTCTGTGTTAATATTGTTATGTATTTGCTATATATTTCATTATTATTTAATATTAATAAATCTTTTAAAGTCAAAAATTTTTTGAAATTTTCCCAATCTTCATTTTTATATTCATTATCTTTCGGTTTTTCACTATCTAATTTTGAATATTTATCTATTATAAAAAAATTATCTATACAAGATAATAATATATCATCTATTAAACACGAAATAACATATGTTTCTCTCTTTTTAGAATTGTGAATAATAACATTAATACCATATACTTGTATTTGAAAAGTTTTAATTATTCTTGACAAATCTAAACATTCTAAATTATTAGCATGTTCTACTATCATTTTATCATCTACAATTTTATTTTTTTGTATATATTTTTTATTTTTATTAGTAGAAGGGTGACAATTTTTCCAATCTAAAACTTTATAACCAATAGGATGCGCATAATCACATAACAAACTATATTTATCATTATCAAGATTGTCTATATTATTATTATCAAACAATAAAGTAATTAATTTTTCAAAATATTTTGTTCCAGAATTACTAAATATAGAAAGTAATTTGTTCTTAATTTCTTTTATTTCATGATAAACATTTCCATAATCAATATTTATATCAGTCATTAATTTTATATTTAAATTATTTAAATTACTAGATATTTTATCGATGTTATTAATAGTTGTATTTAATTCATTGCCTGAAATAACATCCATCATTTTATAATTTTGCATAGCTGAGAAAGAATCTTTTATCATATTCTTCAAAAAAATAATTTTCTCCTCAATATCTTTATAAATATTAATATTAGATATTACATTGTTCATTATAGTATAATATACAAATTTAATAATTTTACAAATTATTTTTAATTAATTTTATAAAATATTTAAATATTATTACATAATATTTATAATTACAAAATGGGTATTCCTAATTATTTTGTTCAACTTATTAAAAGTCACTCAAGTATAATAAAAAAATTTTCTAATGATACTATTAATATTCATAATTTATATATTGATAGCAATTCTATTATTTATGATGCTATTAATAATATAGTTTATAATAATGATACTAATTATAATTATAAACTATATAAATATGTTTCGGAAAAAATAGAAGAATATATAAATATTATAAAGCCTACAAACAAAATTATAATTGCGTTTGATGGTATTGCTCCAGTTGCTAAATTAGAACAACAACGCAACCGAAGATATAAAAGCTGGCTTCAAAATAATAACGTTGATAAATGGGATACGTGTAATATTACACCTGGAACTAGATTTATGCAAGATCTAAATAAATTTATTAGCAATCATTTTAATAATCATAAAAGTTACAAAAATATTGAAATTATAGTCAGTGGATCAAATATAATAGGTGAAGGAGAACATAAAATATTTGATTATATAAGAAGTAATAAATCATATCATAATAACACAAATACAATTATTTATGGTTTAGATGCTGATTTAATAATGTTATGTCTTTCACATCTTTACATTAGCAATAATATATATTTATTTAGAGAAACACCACATTTTATTAATTCATTAAATAATACACTATTTCCAGAAGAAAAATATTTGCTAGATATTTATGAATTATGTGAAAATATTAAACAAGATATGTTATGTGAGATTAATACTGATGATGAATATATTTTAGATTATATATTCATATGTTTTATGCTCGGCAATGACTTTTTACCACATTTTCCAGTGTTAAATTTAAGAACGAATGGTCTAACATATTTAATTGAAACTTATAAAAATATTATTAGTATTAATAAAGAATATATAATCAAAAATAATAAAATAAATTGGAAAATATTCAAAAAATTAATAAATGAACTTGCTATAAATGAAGAAAATTATGGTATTGAAGAAATGAAAATTAGAAACAAAATGGAGAAAAAAATCAAACAGACAGTAAAAGAAGAAGATAAACAATTACTATTGCCCATATTAGATAGAAAAGTTGAAAAATATATTAATATTGGAACTCAAGGTTGGCAATCTAGATATTATAAAGAATTATTTGATATTGAAATTAATGATGAAAGAAGAAAACAAATATGTATTAACTATTTGGAAGGTTTAGAATGGACTTTTAAATATTATACCGATGAATGTTATGATTGGAAATGGAAATATAATTATGAATATCCCCCTTTATTAGAAGATCTAAATAAATATATACCTTATTTTGAAACAGAATTTATAGAAAATAAAAACAAGAATAATATTAATGAATTAACACAATTATCATATGTATTACCAAGAAACAGTCTTAAATTGTTACCTGAAAATTTATTTCAATATTTGATAACAAATCGTGAAGAATGGTATCGTTTAGATTATAAAGTTAAATGGAGCTTTTGTAAATATTTTTGGGAATGCCACATTGAAATGCCTAATATTAATATAGATGAATTAGAAAAATTAATATCAAATTTTAGTATAAATGTCTAATATAAAGAAAATTATTATTAATATTATATTATTTAAATATAATATGAGTAAAAAAACGGTATTTACTGAATTATCGAAAGAAACACTAGAAAAATTATTAGAAAATTTAAACGAAGATCAAGGTATTCTTATAAAATTTGGGGCAACATGGTGTGGGCCATGTCAAAAAATTAAAAATTTATGCGAACAAAATTTTTCTACTTTTTCAGATAATCTAATATGTGTAGATTTAGATGTTGATGACAATTTTGAAATTTATGGTCATTATAAAGTGAAAAAACAAATAAATGGAATTCCAAAAATAATGGTATATTATGGCAAATATAGTCATGAAAAATGGTTTTTACCTGATGACTCAGTATCAGGCTCCGACCATACAGAAATTAACAACTTTTTTAATAGAATAAGAAAATATATTAAATAATATAAAAATTATTTTTGTAAAATATATAAATAATACATGTTAGAAAATCTTGATTTAAATATTGAAAACTATAATTTAAATGATCTTTTGAATTTATTTAAATTAAAAAATAATTTTACAGAAGAAGATTTAAAAAATGCTAAAAAAATTGTATTAAAAACACACCCTGATAAATCAAAATTAGATAAAAAATATTTTTTATTTTTTTCATCAGCATATAAAATAGTTTTTCAAATATATAATTTTAGGAGTAGAGTAGATGATAAAAATACAGAGTATTATATTGAAGAAGATGAAAATAATAAATTACTGATAGAAAAAATATTAAAAAAAGATAATTTCAACGAATGGTTCAATAAAGAATTTGAAAAATTAAATCTTAAAGACAGTAACGATGGTTATGAAGATTGGTTAAAATCGGATCATAATATGGATTATAGAACTACTACAAAAAATAATATGGAACGTGATATATATGAAAAGAAAAAGGAATTACGTAGTATTATAAAGAGAGAAGAGGTAAAAAGTATTCAAGAATTATATGATAATAATATATTGGGATCTAAAGAAATTGATGAATATTCATCAGATATATTTGGAAATTTTCGGTATGATGATGTTAAAAAAGCATATGTTGAAAGTGTTATACCTGTAACTCAGGAAGATATAGATGAACAAAACATTTTTAATAATTTACAACAATTAAATGATCATAGAAACAATCAAAATACAAAACCTCTTTCTCTCGAACAAGCAAATAATTATCTTCATAATATGAAAAATAATGATGAAGAAATAAATATAAATCGTGCTTATAATTTAGCTTTAGAAAATGAAAAAAATAATAAACTCAATAATGAATGGTGGAAAAATTTACGTCAAATAAAATAACTATTTATTATATATGTCACAAATAGATGATTTGCCTGAATATGAAGAAGATGAAGAATCCATGGGAAAAAAATATAAATTAGATATAAAAACTTATAAAAAACCTAAAATAATACCACATTATGTAATAGTCGGTCATGGACAAGTAAGATCATATGCGACTTTTCAAAATATTTATAATTGTAATATAAATTATTTTTGCACTAGAGGAAATGTAATGCTTGGATATCTTGATAATCGTCAATATTTAATTGAACAAATGAATAAAATGTGTAAAAAAAATATTATAGTAAAAGAGATATTGAAATATGGCGAGGAAATAGATAATACTGAATATTCGGCTACAAATGAAAAAGAAAAACAACTTTTCGGTATCTATATATGTGGTAATTTAGATGAACCTATTTTTAGATTTGAATTAGGAAGAATTTATACTTTAGATGAGTTATTACGTTTTATTAATAATTATACAATTAGTAACTCTTATAGTAATTATTTTGAAGTATCTATAATTGGTTGTAGACCGGTTGATGAAAATCCATATATAGTACCAAAAGAAATACATACAGAGAAATTAACCGGAACCAAAAGAAAATACTCACAAATTGGAACCGGTAAGAAAAAAAATAAAAGAAAATCTAAAAAATCTAAAAAATATAAAAAAACTAGAAATATAAAAAATATAAAAAATTTTAAGAGAAAATATAAAACAAAAAGAAAATATAATTAAATAATATATATGAATAATTATTACTATGTATTATTTATTGTAATTTTTTTATTTATAAATATTTACTACCATAAATTATTAAATAATGAAAATAACAGTGAAATGAAAAAACATATTGATTATGTTAATAAATATTTAATAAATAATGATAATTTAGAAAATTCCAAACCTATATTATGGATATATGTTGAAAATAGTAATAACGTAATTCCAAGTAAAAATCAAAGAAGATGGTTGAATTTTGGTTCAAGAAATACAAATGATTTAAATATGCCATTCCAAAATCTCACAATTAATAGTATAATAAATAAATGTAAAAATGATTTTAATATTATTATAGTTGATGACAATTCTTTTAAAAATATTATTCCAAATTGGAATATTGATTTAAATAAAGTTGCCCTACCAATTAAATATCATTTGCGAAATTTAGCACTAATGAATACTCTTTATTATTATGGCGGAATATTAGTTCCTTCTTCATTTGTTTGTTTTAAATCATTGTATGAATTATATTACAGTTCATTATGTAAAAGTGATATGTTTTCATTTGAGTTTGTAAATAGAACATCTAGTGCCAATGTAAATAAATTTATTATGCAATCAAATTTTATTGGATGTAAGCAAGAATCCGAAAATATGAAAAAATATATAAATTATTTAACTATATTAAATTCAAAAGATTTTGTAGCAGAGCAAGATTTTCTTGGCAGTGCTAATTTATGGTTAGAAAATAATAATATAATGAAAATCGATGGATTATATATTGGAACAAAAGATTCAAATGGAAAAATGGTTATAGTTGACGAATTAATAAATAATACATATTTAGATATTCATCAAGACTCATATGGCTTATATATTCCATGGTATGATATAGTAAATAGAAATAAATTTCAATGGTTTGCTCGTCTTAATGAAAAGCAAGTTATAGAAAGTGAAACGAATATAGGTAAATATATATTATTATCAAGTCATTCATATATATAATATGTTATATCATATGTTGATTTTGAATAAAATATTTTTGATACAAAGTTAATATTATTTATTTTACATAACTGTCTAATTATAGTCATAAATTTTGAATAATTATCAACATTTTGAATATATTTTTGTTTAGATATATGATAATATTCTTTTATATCGTTAATAAATTCTTGAACAATATTTAAAAAAATAGCTCGCTTATAATAATATTTATTAATCAAATAATACTTATTATTATGATAAGCAAATTTAGATATAAAATTTATTAAACGCGCTTTTGGATATATTTTTTTAAATAATTGAAAACTCATATATATTAATGTATAGAAATATATTAATAACAAATTAATAATAGATTAATTTTGTATATCTTGGATAATTTCTTTATTGAAGAACGCGAGTTCTATAGGATCTTCGTGAATGTTATAAAATATAGAAATATATTTACATAATATTTTATTAATTATAATTTTTTGTTTATTATCTAAACTATTAGAGTATTTAATATAAATAAAATACTCATCATAAATATCCATTAATGTATATCCCATATTATAAAAATTATAAAGTATTTTTAATGATTCATTATAATTGTTTTCTATACATAATTTAGTATAATTCTCTAGAGTGAAATATGATATATTTGAACATAATATATATATATTTTCTTCATTTACTGATTTATTATATAATTTAATTTTTTCTAAATTATTAATTATATTTCTAATAGAATAATTACTTATTTGATATAATTTCTCTTTAATGGAATCTTCTATTTTTATTTTTTCATTATATATGATTGTAGATACGATCTTATCTATTATATCTTTATTAATAGATTCAATTTTTAAAATACTTACTCTAGATTTTAAAGTATCAATTATTTTATGAATATTAGAACATGACATAATAACATTTATATTATTACTATATTTATCTATATAATTTCTAAAAACCTGCTGACATTGTTCATTTATAGTATCAATATCATCTATTATTATTGTTTTTTTTTTATTAGACAAAGTTATTGTTTGACAAAAGTTTTTAACTTCATTTCTATAAAAAGTTATGCCTTGTTCTTTTAAAGAATTTATAACTAATATATCACAATCATGAATATTATCTTTATAATATTCTTTCAAGATACATTCTATTAATGTTGTTTTTCCAGAACCAGAATCACCAAATAATATAATATTTAGTTCATCTATATTTATGTAACTAGTAATTAGTTCTTTAAAATTATTATTTGATAAAAAATCTTTTAATGTTTTTGGTTTATATTTAAAAATAAAAGGTTCATCCATTATAATATTAGTTAAATTAGTATTTAAGTTAATCTATATTATCTAATATAATGGATTACTACAAAATATTAAATATTAGTGAAAATACATCACTTGATGAAATAAAGAAAAGTTATAGAAAAAAAACATTTGAATATTATAAAAATAATAATAAAAATATAGAAATCTTAAACGAAGCATATAATTATTTCATAAATAATCATTGTAAAATTAATAGTTTTAATAATAATAATATAGATAATATAGATAATATAGATAATGTAAATAGAATAAGATGTTCTAATACAACTCAAAATATATACACTGTTAATAATGAAAGAAACAAAGAAAGAAACAAAGAAAGAAACAAAGAAAGAACCAATGAAAGAACCAATGAAATAAATAATCAGGAAATACCGCAAGATATAATAATTAATAAAAATATTACACTTAAAGAATCATATAGTGGTTATATGATTCCTATAATTATTGAAAGAAGTAAAATAGTAAATAATAATAATTATATCGAATATGAAACTATATATGTAAATTTACCAAAAGGTATAGATAATAATGAAAATATATTATTAGAAAAAAAAGGTAATATTGTAAATAATTTAAAAGGTGATGTTAAACTAGTAATTAATATAAATGAAACATTTAATTTTTCAAGAAGCGGGTTAGATTTATATTATCATAAAAATATATCATTAAAACAAGCTTTATGTGGTTTCAAATTTAATATACAATTTTTGAATAATGAAAATATTATAATAAATAATGAAAAAGGTAATATAATTCATCCAATGACAACTAAAATTATAAAAAATTTTGGAATGGAACGTGATCATATGAAAGGTAATTTAATAATTATTTTTGATATTTCTTATCCAGATTATATCGATAAAAATAGTGCTAATAAATTAGAAGAAATATTCAATCAGTTATCATAGCAAATATATTTAAATATATCTATATTAATTATAATAATTAATATAGATATATGAGCACAACTATGAGATTAAAAAAAGAATTGGGGGAAATATTTTTAAATCCATTGCCGAATTGCTCGGCATATTTGTTAAATGACAACGATTTATTTACATGGGAAGCTAAAATAATTGGCCCTGAAAATAGCCCATATCATAATGGTATTTTTAAATTAAAAATTGAATTTCCACAAGATTATCCATTTAAACCACCAAAAATTATATTTTTAACAAAAATATATCATTGTAATATTAATAGTTCAGGTGGAATTTGTATAGATATTTTAAAAGATACGTGGAGCCCAGCATTAACTGTAAACAAAATTTTATTAAGTATATCATCTCTACTAGATGATCAAAATTCTAGCGATCCTTTAATGCCAGAAATCGCAAATCAATATATAAATAATAAGGAAGAATTTTTTAAAACAGCAAAAAATTACACAGAATTATATGCTATCGAAAAATCAAAATAATATGAAAATATCAAAATATGAAAATATCAAAATATGAAAATATCAAAAATAATATAATAGTTATGATATTATTATTGTAAATTTAATTTTTAATATACTTTTTCTTAATTTCAGCAGAAACTAAGTAAATAGAATTTTCTGTGCAAATAATTAATACATCGCCTGATTTTAATAAATTAACAATAGGACTAGTATATTCTTCTGAATTTTTAACTAGTAGTTTTTCATCTGTATTTTCTTTAACACCAATAACTACTTTTTTTTCAAGCGAATCTTTCCAATAATCTAACATAATAGGTTTATCTTCAACAATAGAGAGTTTGGCAATTGATTCCCAAAGAGAGGTCGGTGGTAAACGAAAACTTGTTTTTTCTTCTCCCATTTATATTAGTAAAATTATATAACCTTTAAATACTTATAATTCTAATAATTTAAATATATATATGTATATATTATGTCTATCAATAAAAATAAATATAGCATTACTAATAATGATAACTACAAACAAAAAATAAATTATAATGTAGAACATATACTAGAAAAATATATACTTATTCTTACTGAATATTTTAAACATTTAGAAGAGAGTAATTTTAATATTTATAATCAATATTATAAATATATTATTATAAATGGAGTAAATTGTGTAAATAATGTATTCAAAATATTATTACTATATACAAATAATATAGAAATAGTGTTATATCATTGTCAAAAATCATTCATTTATTATATTGAATTTATTACACAAATTGGAGATGAGAATAATAATTTCTTACAATTAAATTCCAAAGATGCTACTTTATTTGTATATAAAAAAACAATATTCGAAATTAATAATGATATCAGAAAAGATTTTTCTATAAAAAAAGATAATATGGAAATTTTAGATAATATAAATAATTATATATTATTATGTAATAAAATTATTGATGATTTCATTAATATAAATGATGAGAATATTTATAAAAACATTCAAAGTAGAATTCTACCATTATTTAAAAAAATAATCGAAGTTTTATTTATAAATAATCCTAATATAGATTTATATTATAAAATATATACAATAGAAAATATTTTAAAAAATTGTAATAATAGTGAAATTTTTATAGTAAATCTTCAAAATATAATTAAAAAAATTAAAAAAAAAAATTTTACAGTATCTAATAATAAAGATTTTTATAATTAGAGATTGTTAATAATAAAGTTAATTATTCAGTAACATAAATTATCTTTTTTCTAACTTGTTTCTTTTTCTTCATTTTAGTTTCTTTATTAATATTAATTGTAACTATATCAAAATATTCATCTTGTAAAATTTTTTTTACAAAATTATAAATATAATATAAAATATCTTCATCACACTTACCAACTATTAAAACACTCCCTGTTCGAAATATCATAAATGATACCTTAAAAATATTATCTGAAATATTATTAATATCTATATTATTAAATTGTCTACCAGTATTATCTTGTTTATCTGTGTCATAGTAAAATTCACATTGGATACCCGGATATGAACATGGATCAAATGAAGTATTAATATTATATTTATATTTTAAAATATCAAATAATTTCTCTCTATTTATGTAATATCCACAATTAAAATTTGAATTAATAAGAACTGTTTCGGTTTTTTCTTTTAAATAATATAATTTATTATCACAAACGTGCGGTTTTAATATTTGTATTAAATTATCTAATACTATAGATAATAAATCATCATTTTGAATACCAGGAATTTCTAATTTACCAGTATTAAATACTTTAATATGTATCTCTCTAAAATTATCATTGTATAAAAGTCTCATTATCAAAACAAAGCAATTATAAAATGCACTTTTCTTTTTAGTTCTATAACTAATGATATCTTTTTTACATAAACCAATACTTATTTTGCGAATATCTTTAAATTTAATTCTACCTTCAGGATTTACAATTTGTGTTATGATATTTTGCTCAACATATTTCAAATTTTCTATTTTTTTTTCAATTTTATCAATATCTTCTTTATTTGTAAAATTGAACTTCATCTGCTTTTTAATTATTCCAACTTTAGGAACATTATAATCTATTAATTGTATTTTCCAAAATATTTCATCTAGATTTATTGGGCTAGATAAATATGATATTTTTGTTTTTGTTGATATATATAATTCACTCGATTTAGGAATATCAGTTTTGTTATTAACTGCTGGATTATTTACTTCATTTACATTATCATTTAATAAAAATTTTTCCCATTCTTCTTCCAAAAATTCTTCCATATTAATATAATTAATTTTTTATTTTTAATTCTATTTCAATTATTTTCTAATTATATTTTAAAATGAATAATTATTCAAAAGACTATAAAGAACCAGTAATACCAAAATCACTCCCTATTAAAATAGTAAAAAAAAATGATAAGAAAAAACAAATAGAAAATGACAATACCGATGAGTATTTATTAGATTTTAACACTTTTAATCCTAGTAAGTTTTCTCCCCCTTCAGAATGGAAATCTAGATTAGAAGCTAGAATTAAAAGTTATGAAAATTTACAAGTATTTATTAATGATTAAATAAAAATATGATATTATGTAATTAATATTAATATCTAAATTATGTATAATAAATTTAAAATTATCTATATATTCTATAATATTATCTTTAAAATTAAAAATTATATATGATGAGTAATTCTTAATAATATTTTTTTTATCAATATTGTAATGTTTACTTATATTATTTAAGTATCTAATAAAATTATTCATACTATTCGTTTTTGCGTATTTTGTTATATTTTCGTAATTTTCATTATTTAATATTTTATCATTTTTTTTTGATTGAAGATGATTTATCATACTTCTAACATCAGATTTATAGTAATTATATAGATTTTCAAAAGTCACATTATTACAATGTAATTTCTCATTATTTTTTATATTATTCAACATATATATTATATCTTTTTTAGGCAATTCATTAAATTTTATTCTTAAAAATAATGATTGTAAAGCAGAATCTATCTTACTTATATAATTACAAATTAAACAAAATCTAATATTATTTTTATTGTATTCTAATAAATATTTTAATGCTTGCTGTGCATTTTTTGTCATATAATCTACTTCATCTAATATTACAAATCGCAATCCTTTTATAAAAAGACAATTACTATTAACAAAAATATTTATTTGATTTCTTATTATATCTATTCCTCTCTCATCTGACGCATTTAAATGTATTATTAGACTTTTGTTAACTTCATTATTATTTTCTTGATATTTATTTATTAAATTAATAATTGTTGTTGTTTTTCCGGAACCAGGTGGACCATATAAAAGAAGGTTTGGTATATAATTATTTTTTAACATATTTTCAAATATTTCCTTATTGTAATTATCTAGAACAATATCATCAAAATTTTCTGGTCTATATTTTTCTACCCATGGAATATTATTTTTATTATTTATCATTTAAAATTATTATTTAAATTAAATTTAAATTGATTTTTAATTAAATTTAAAATATAACATTATTTTTATAATAAACTATGGGAACACTTGAAATAATTATGGGGCCTATGTTTTCAGGTAAGACAGAATTACTTATCGAGAAATATAATACATGTAAAGAACATGTAGAACAAGAAAATATTATTGCTTATAATTATTATAAAGATACTCGCTATGGAGATAATAAAATTATTTCTCATAATTCTAATCAAATTTCTTCTATTAATATAGAAACATTATCAAAAATATTTGAAGATAGTCAATTTTCAAAAAAAACACATATTTTTATAAATGAGGCGCAATTCTTTCCCGATTTAAAAGTCTCTATTATTAAATTAGTCGAAGAATATAATAAAAATGTTGTTATTTGTGGTTTGGACTCGGATTTTAAGAGAGAAAAATTCGGTGATATGTGGGATCTTATTCCACATGCCGATTATATTGTTAAACTAAAAGGGTCTTGTAATTATTGTAATAAACCTTCACTGTTTACTTGTAGAATTACAAATGAAAAAGGACAACAAGTTATTGGTGTTGAAAATTATATACCATTATGTAGAAAATGTTATAATTCAAGATAAATTTCTATTATCTCAATAAAACATTTATTAAAAGTATTTAAATTAATTTTTTTAATTTAATTAAGAATGGATTCTAATCCTTTACCTGAAAAAAAGAAGCGTGGAAGAAAGTCAAAGAAAGAACTTGAAATGATGAAAAATTTATTGCCAGAAGAAACAGAAACCGAAATAAAACAACCAAAAAAAAGGGGTAGAAAACCTAGAGGTGGAAAAATTTTTCCAAAAATTAATAGTGATAACTCATTAAGTAATGAAAAAAATAATATTATTTTACATTTAAAGTGTAGCGTCATTGATATTGATAATGAAAAATATAATGAAAATATTGAACATTTTCAATTTAATGAAACTAAAATTAGTGATTTAAATTATGAATTAATAAATAAAAAGAAAAATTATACTTATTCTAATAATTATAATCCCGTTAATAATATTACATCTAATGATTTATCTAATGATTTATCTAATGATTTATCTAATGATAACAATACATCAGATAATTGTAAAAATATTCATGAAAAAATTGAAGCCTTATCATATAATTTACGTACTAATAATGTATGTGATAAAAAAGCAGCTTGTTTTTGGTGTACATATGACTTTGATAATACACCTATATATATTCCAAAATATGAATTAAATAATTCATATAATGTCTATGGTTGTTTTTGTAGTCCCGAATGTGCATGTGCATTTCTTATGAACGATACAGATATTGATAATGCATCTCGTTTTGAAAGATATCAATTATTAAATAATATTTATTGTAAAATATATAATTATAATAAAAATATTAAACCAGCACCAAATCCTTATTATACATTAGAGAAATTTTATGGTAATTTAACTATTCAAGAGTATAGAAAATTATTAAAAAATGAAAGATTACTTTTAATTGTAGATAAACCATTAACTAGAATATTACCAGAATTATATGATGAAAATAATGATAATAATTATTTAAATAAAGGATTACAAAATAATTCTATTATGAAAAAAAATATAAGTATTTCAAAAAATAATATATTGAATGAAAATTTTAATTTAAAATAATTTAATTTAATAAAATAATAAAATATTTTATAATTTGATTAATCTATTATTTATTTTGTTCTCTATCATTTTCTTCATCTTCTTTTTCTTGAATATTTTCTAGTTTTTTATTTTTCATAGTATTTATTTGTTTTTGCATTTTTTCTATATATTCTTGTTTTTTCTTTTCATATTCTTGTTTTGCTCTATAACTTTTACAACCATCATCCATTAATGTTCTTATTTCTTTATAAATTTTTTGATTAATTGTCCCAGAATCATTATCTTTTTTTTTCTCTATTCCCATTACACTTTTAATAACACTCATATAATCATAATTATTTTCTTTTATTTTACATTTCGCTTCTTCTAAAGATAATTCTGTTTGGCGTGTTACCATTAATGCCATTTCTTCAAAAACTTTATCATTTATCATTATATTACTATTTATAATATTTTTTAAATGATATTAAATAGATATAATTAATATAAATAGACATATGAATAGCAACGAGAGTATTCATACAATTTTTTCAAATGTTATCGATAAATGGTCTGAAAATTTTAAAAAAGATATGGAACCTTTATTAAAAGTTATAGATAATATTCATATGAAAAATAATATTATTAATGAAATTTTAAAATCTATGCCTGAATATAAATTACTTGAAGAATCTAATAAAAAATTAATTATTGAAAATTTAGAAATAAAAAATAAATTACAAAATAATATTATTTTACATGAAGATTCTAAAGAAATTGAATTATGTATTAGTGATTATGAAATATTAGAAGCTAATAATAATATTAATATTGATTCTCTAGAAAATCATGATAATATTGTTATTAATAATATTCAAGAAGAAGCTGAAGAAGAAGCCGAAGAAGAAGATGAAGATGAAGAAGAAGAAGATGAAGATGAAGCTGAAGAAGATGAAAAAGAGGAAGAAGTCAAGGAAGATGAAGAAGGTGAAGGAGAAGATGAAGAAGAAGAAGATGAAGATAAAGAAGATAATGAAGAAGATGAAGAAGAAGCTGAAGAAGCTGAAGAAGAAGCTGAAGAAGAAGCTGAAGAAGCTGAAGAAGATGAAGATGAAGAAGCTGAAGAAGCTGAAGAAGATAAAGAAGAAGATGAAGAAGCTGAAGAAGATGAAGAAGAAGCTGAAGAAGAAGAAGAAGCTGAAGAAGAAGCCGAAGAAGAAGATGAAGATGAAGAAGAAGAAGATGAAGATAAAGAAGATAATGAAGAAGATAAAGAAGAAGCTGAAGATGAAGCTGAAGAAGCTGAAAAAGCTGAAGAAGCTGAAGAAGATAAAGAAGAAGATGAAGAAGCTGAAGAAGATGAAGAAGAAGCTGAAGATGAAGAGGTTTTTATTGTTGAAATTCAAGGAAAAAAATATTATACTGATAGTGAAAAAAATGGAACTATTTACCAGTGTTTAGACAATGAAGATGTTGGTGACAGGGTAGGGATTTTTGATAAAAATGGAGTAGCTATTTTTGATTAATTATTTATTCTTTTAATATAATATATGTTAATTAATAATTTATGTGGTCCAGCATTAATATATTTAGTTTTTTCTTTAACACAAATAATAATAGATATTTTTAAAAAATTATATAATACAGCATTTCTTAAATTTATAGTAATGATTGTTTTTACAATACTTTTAAATATTTTGTGTGAAAAAGGTTTAGGAATTGTGTCTTGGATGATAGTTTTTGTTCCTTTTATTTTTATGACATTAATAACATCTATATTATTATTTACTTTTGGATTAACACCATCTAGAGGTAAAATAAGAGATTATGAAGCAAAATATTATGAACCAGAAAGACAACCAACATCATATAATAGTGATGACGGTGAATTATTAAATAATTATTATGAAGAAGTTGATAAAAAACATCATAAAAAAGAAGATAAATATAATAACAAGTCTCGTGATTATGATGAAGATGATAAAAATTCTAAAAAATTTATAAATAATACTAGGGAAAGATAAGAATAAATTTATGAAGAAGATAATTAAAAAAAATTTATAATTTAAAAAATAAAAGACATATATAATAATATGAATAAAATAATCATACTATTAAACAATTTATATTACTTATTTATAAAAATTTATACATATTCTATAATTTATTCTAATAAGTTATATAATAAATTTAAAACAAATAAAAAAATACAAAATTTATTTTATGTAAAGAGTTATATAGAATTTCATGATAATAATGTAATTTTTGATTATGATTTTATAATTTACAAATATTTAGTGAATGATTTACTTACATATAATTTATTTACAAAAACACATTTTGATAATATAAATAAAAAAATGTTTTTATCAAATTATCAACCACAACTTACTGAATATAAATTCATATTAGTAAAACTTTTTTCAAATAATACAGATTATGATATAACATATATTATAAAAAATAAAAATAATTACTTTTATATAGAAAATAATAAATTATTTGATAAATTTTTTATGGAATGGTTTTGTAAAAGATTTTTAAATATTGATTATGAAGCAACAATGTATATAGAATTATATGATAATTCAATGAATAAATATAAAATTAATAGTAATAATTATATTATTTTAAAAAAAAATAATTTTGATATTATATAATGATAATATTATTTATAAAATAATATAAATAATATTATCATAATTTATATTATATTGATGGCAAAAACTATTGAGAATTTACATAACTTAAATAATAAATGGACTCTTTGGGCTCATTTATCTAATGAAACAGATTGGAGTTTAAATAGTTATAAAAATATAACTACATTTGATACTGTTGAGTCTATATTAACTTTATATGAAAATTTGCCAGAAAATATAATTAAATATTCTATGTTATTTATAATGAAAGAAGGTATAACGCCTGTATGGGAAGATAAACAAAATCGCAATGGTGGATGTTTTTCATATAAAATTAATAATAAATTTGTTGTTCAAATTTGGAAAGATTTATCATATTCATTAATGGGTGAAACATTAACAGAAGATGTTTTTTTTAATAATATAAATGGTATAACAATATCTCCAAAAAAAAATTTTTGTATAATCAAAATTTGGATTTCTAATTGTGATAATACAGATCCAAATATAATTAAAAATATCAATGGATTAATTTCCGAAGAATGTTTCTTTAAAAAACATATGTAATTATTTTGGTAAAGGGGACAAACATAATTTGATTTCACCAAGTGATGCTACATTATATTTAACAACTAATGGTAGATCGTTTTCTAAGTATATTTCTATTTGACTACATAAATTAGTACATTTAATAAAATAACCTAGATTTTTCAATGAAAATTCGCCTTGAATAACTTTACTATTATCTTGTTTTTGTATAAATTCCATGACTCCATCAGATTCAGTTCTAGATATTTCAGCACTGGCAAATTGACCTTGACATCTAAAAATTATTTCTGAACCAACTGAATTTATTTCTATTTTATCCGAAATACATGATAAATCGCGAATTATTTTTTGAAAATCGCTGGATGGTAAATTCAATATGGAAGCAAATTTTACTTCTGGCAATTCTAATTCTTCTTGTTCTGGTTCAATTAATCTTAATTTCTGTGTTTTACATTGTTTTATATCACCATTTTCAAATTTTAAACCAAGATAATGAACAATTCCATCACTATAATCACTATTTTCAATATATATTGTTAATGTATCATCGTTATCTATTGTATTAATTAATTTAAATAAATGAAACATATTCACACCTATAACTATTTTTTCACTTTTACATTCAAATACTTCAAAATTTTTGGCATCTAAAAATAAATGAGCTAAAATTGTATGTGTTCTATCCATATTAACAATTTTCATTCCATTACTTTGAAATGTAATATTAGTTTCTAATAATATATCCTTTAATGCTGTCATTAAAGTTCTAAACGGAGCTATTTGAACTGTTTGAATTGTTAATATATTATTTTCTTTATTTGACATATAATTATCTATTATGCGTATTTTTTAAATACTTATGAAAGATTAATAAAATTATACATTTATTATTTATTTTTTTAATAATAAATAATAAATGTTTGTTCGTAAATTATTTTATCCACTATTTAATTTTATATATATTAGGCATATTCATACAAATCCTCCTTCATGTTACTTATCTCAAAAATCTATAAGAAATTATATTAACAAAGGATCTTTAGATGTTTGGGATATATATAACACAACATACAATCATGAAAACTTATACAATATTAAAAATAATATTTATACAATAGAACATATTTGGCCGAAATCTTTTTTAAAGAATAATATACTCTCGAAATATGACTTACATAATTTGGGAATTACTAATAGCTTCTATAATGTTCACAGAAGTAATTATAAATATAGCGATTCCTCTCCTATTATTTATTCATTATATAAATTGAATAATAATATGATTAGTATTCAAATAAATGATAATAATTTAGATTGTAAAACATATAATTATAAAAATTGCGCTTTAAAAATATTTATACCAGTTGAATCATCTAGAGGTGAAATAGCTAGATCAATATTATATATGTCAAATTTATATGGTAAAAATAATATGGATAAAATTATAGATGAAAAATTATTACATCAATGGAATCGAAATTACCCACCAACTGAGAGAGAAAAAATAAGAAATATGCAAATATTTAAATTACAAGGTAATAAAAATCCCTTTATAAATTAATATATACCACAAATAATAATATATTTAATAGATTTAAATATTTATTTAATTATTTAAATGTATAAGATGATGTATCCAGTATATGATAATACATTAGACAATAATCCAAATAATTATTCTAGCTTTGATCAATTTGAAGATAAAATACTGAGAAAAAAATTTGTTAGAAAAACTCTTTTTACATTTTCACTAAGTCTTTTTACTAGTCTTGGTTTTTGTATTGGTTTTAAAAATATTCCAAATGCAAATAATTTTGTTAAAAGTGAATTGGGCGAAGCACTTTATATTTTATCAGTATCTACTACTTTTTTAACAATGTTTGTTTGTTTATGTTGTGAAGATCTATTGCGAAAATCACCTTCAAAATATATAATTTATTCTTTCTTTGTCCTAGGAGTATCTTATTCACTTGGTATTACAAGTTTATACATTAAAAGTGATATTTTATATATTTCTATTATTGTAACTACCGGAACTACAACATCATTAATTTTATATTCATTTATTGCCACTACAGATTTTACAGAATATTATACATATATTGTTGCTATTTTCATGTGTTTATTTTTTATTGGTTTTGTAAATATATTTTTCCATAATACAATTATTCAAATTATTATTTCAGGTGGCGGAGCACTTGTTTTTGCTTGCTTTATAGTATTTGATATGCAAATGATTTTAGGACAGAAACATATTAAATATAAATACAGCGTTGATGATTTTATTTTGGCGGCAATGAGTTTATATCTAGATGTAATTAATATGTTTCTCTATATTATTCAATTTTTATCACTAACTTCAAGTGATTAATTATATATAATAATATAAATATATATAATTAATTTTATAATTTACTTGAGTTAACAATTATATTTATCAAAAATAGTTAAATTACTTATATTACATGAGAGAATATCATTAATAATTATTTGATTATAATTAATATCAACTTTAAATTTTTCTCTCAAAGTATTATTTATTTTTTGTAATTTTTCAAACATTTGTTGAGAGAATAAGCATTTATTTGTTGATTTTATCTTACAAATTATTTGTTTTGATAATTTTAAAAACATATCTTCGTATTTTGCTATTTGTATACATAAACTTGGTAATTGTAAATTATTTATAATATGCTCAAACTCTTTATTATTTTCTAATGAAATAAAATTAAAAAATTTTGTAATATATTTTCTTCTTCCAGCTATTAATTTATAATTGTCATCTATTAATCTCTCAATATAACATTTTAAAACTTTTATTTTCTCTCCTCCTTTTAATCTTACTTGCTTAACTTTTCTACTACCATATCTAGAACCCATTTTTTGTAATGTTTTTGTAGCCATTTTCAAAGCTTTACTATTTTTACTACACCCTTCTCTCAACAAATTTATATCTACCGCAGACGCTTTGCCACCTGTTATAGCACTCGCTAAACGAGCGCGAGCCCATGATTCTGCTGTTTGTTTGGGGCGTGAGCCAGATGAATAATAGGCACCTCTCCCTTTATTTGCTATTTTTTTTAATATTTTCATGGAACATTTTGTTTTTTTAACTAAATCTTTAGATGGTTTGATACTTTTAATTTTATATATTCTTTGGGCATTTAAAATATGATTAGACTTTTTAGATTTGAAACTTGTTAATTTTTTTCTAGTGTAATATTTACCAATTTTATATAATTTTCTAGATTTTAATAATTCTTTTTTTAATATATTTTTATCTCTCTTTGATAAATATTTTGGTATATATCTTTGAGGAACATTAACCATTTTATAATATATAATTATATTTTATTATATTAATATATATGGCTGGTAAATGCCCACCTGGTGTAATATGTATTGAAAATATGACAGTTACTTTAGTAATTCTTTCTATTTTAACTGTCCTTTTCCTTTTTTATTTTATAAATAATAATTCAAATAATAGAAAAAATAATGATCAAAATATCAATTACAATATAGATATTAAGAGAGAAGAAATTAATAACAATAATGATTCAAATAAATCGTTATTTCCTAATTTATCTAATTTAACCGGACTATTTCCAAGACCTTCTTTTTCATTTTCAAATATTAGCAATGATGTTTTAATGAATCCTTATGAACCACCAGTGAGGGATGATCGTATTTTTCAAATGGAATATACTAATTCTCCAAATAAAGTTCCTATTAACATTCAAACACAATCTGTTGATACTAATTATCGCCAAATAGGAATTTTAACTAGAATAGGTGGAAAAGAAACAATATTACCATTAATGGGTAAACCTTTAATAACAAATAGAGATAGATGGAATTTTTATACACTTTCAGAAAGTAATAATATGATTAAGTTACCTATTACTTTTAAAAATAGAAGATGTATGAGTGAACAAGGGTGCGATAATATTTATAATGGCGATACTGTTTATGTTGAAGGGTATAATGATGCTTTTAAAGTTACTGCTTATGATAATAATGTTATTAGATACTTACCATACATTTAATTGTATATTTATATATATAATTAAATGACTATAGAAAATAATCCACCTCTTGGTATATATCCCCCAAATATTACAAATGATTGGCCACCTTCTATTGCTAGAGATGATTCAATAACTGTTGTTGTTAATAATTATTATGATAAACAAATTATAAAAATTCATTTAGGAGCTAATATTCAAACAATTGATGCTTTAAATATAGCTTGGGGACCTTCATTTCGTAAAACAAGTGAATATAACGCGAATGATGTTCCGGTATTAAATTCAGCAAGTATTATTAATGTAAATCTAAATACCTTTTATAATATACACAATATTATAGGTTATACTAATTTTATACAAAATGAAAATTTTTTTATTAGGTTACTGGCTTCTGTTATAGAACCAACCGAATATAACAATTATATAGAAATAACTCTAAATCAACAGTACGATATATTAACACCTATAACTATTTATATAAATCAATTTGCTGCACCAAATGAACTAGGTGATTATACAGAAGATATTCTGTCTTTATGGAGAGCACAACAACCAACAGTTAATTATATATATAATTTTAATTTTCCACAAAATATAATGATTAGTCCTTCAGCAAATATCCCAATTGTAATATATATTGAAAATTATGGAAATTGGAACCAAAGTTTATTAGAGGATGGAAGATATCAGTATACTATTAGATTTTCTGTATTTTATTATCAAAATGATGATTGGAGAGATAATGTTAATAATTTAATTAATAATGATGTATTTAATTTATCCATATTTGTTACTCCTGGTAATATAGTAAGTAATAGTGAAAACAATATAAATTCTACCTTTTTTCCAGCTTCTTATGGCAATGAATTTCCATTAATATCCAATAGAGACAATATTAATGGTATTATACAAACAATGACAACCATAAATAATTCTTCTACATATCCATCACCTGTTAATTATTTTACAGCTAATATAAATTATCCACAATATAATATTAATATACAAACTATCCTTTATGATAATATTGATAATTTATCTACTTATGTCCCAATGGGGTTTTTAATGGGAATTCCAATAAATACTAGTGCTATAAATATTATTCTTTTACCTGAAATAACAACCGATTTATTAGATAATCTTAGACATATTAAAATTAATCAAAAATATTATAATGTTATTAGTTCTAGTTATAATTATGGGATTTATACTGTAAATATTGATAAAACTATTAAAGAAGATATAGATTCGCGTAGTGAAATCTATGGTAATCCAATAAATATAAGTCCCACTCCAGAGTTTTATAATTTTCAATTATTAGGACTAATTAATCTTGCCGTAACTGAAACAATATTAACAATTGATGTAGATTTAATAAACACTAATAGTAATATAGAGTCATTATTTGAAAATCTACTATTTATAAGATTAGACAACAACGATACAGGAACTTTATTAACAACTAGTTATGATAATGCAACAATTGATTATAATCAAGATACTAACATTGTCAAAATAAGTATAGATGAATATAATGGAAATATAGATAGAGGAACTCTCGTTTATGGTTCAAGATTAAATTATAATACAACTCCACCACTTTCTATAAATGATATTCATAATTTTAAAACTATTGGTCGTTTATTATATAAAATACAAACAGATCCAAGTCTAAATAATAATTCAATTGGAATATCATTATTTGATAATGTTGATTTAAATACTTCTTTAAATAATTTTTATTTTATTAAAATTGGTAATAGTGAAACTATTTTTAATGTTGCTGGTTTTAATATTGAAAGTGACGAAAATTTTACTGATATGTTTAGAATAAATTTATCTAATGGCAATACAGGAACACATGAAATAGGAACTATTGTTTATGGAAGTATAATTGAAAGAGTAAATATACCATTTACAGAATATAAACTAATTGGTAAAATACAAAATCCGTTTACTAAGCTAAGTAAAGAAATTATTATTGAACTAATACCAGAAATCAATATACAAAAATCTTTTGATAATTTTAATTTTATTATTATTGATAATGAAAATATAAGCAATATTTATACTGTTTTAGAACGTAATTTAGTTAACAGAAATAATTCTAATATTTTAAGAATAATAACAGCAGAAATAATAAATAACTATAATTCTAATAGTAATGTTTATGGGTATAATATTTTATATGTTGATCCGGTTATTCCAACAAATAATACAGATAATATAGATTATCTAAATACAGACCCTTATCAATTAACTTTAACATCTTGTTGTCCACCAAAAGTTTATCATGGTAATGGTTTGCGTCGTTCATGGACAGCTGGAACTTTTTTACTAGACGGAAGTCATTTAAATAAATCACGTCTGTGCTCGTCTCGTATAAATAATACTATTTATGGCCCAATACATGGTAAACCTGTTTTTGTAAAAAATAATTTAAATGTTTATGGAAGATATACTGGATTTCCTGGAGGAAGTGGCGCCCCCATAAGAAATAAATTCTAAGAAAAAATAAAATAATTTTATGTTTAGGAAATTATCTCATTATAAAATATAAATGGTTAAAAAACACATGAAAGGATCTGACAACAAATACCACATCGGTGGTAAAGTATATGACATGTTAATTGGTTCGCGCGCTCAGGTATGGCACGGAACTGCCTACAAAACAGCTGGTAATCTTAAAAAAGACCACTTATACATGAATAAACATGGTCGCATTGTATCAAAAAGAAAACACGAAACAGCCAAAAAAGAAAAACGTTTACAAAAATTTGGTTACTTTACCAAAAAAGGTAAATTTGGCGCCGTCAAACAAGGAACAGCAATGAAAAAATCCAGAAAAGCTAAAAAATCTAGAAAAAACTAAAAATAAAAATATATTAATAATATATAATGGCTTTAACACGTAGAAGAGGAAAAGGTAAAGGAAGAAAATCTAAAAAAGCAGGAACTCGTTCAAGACGTAACGCAATAGTTCACACGCTTCAAAGAATGAAAACATTTATGGGAGGTAAAAAAACTCGCAAACACAAAAAAAATAATTAAAAATAATTAAAATAAATAATTTATTAAATATTTATTTTAGGTATTTTACTTTAAAATTGAAAATAAATTATTTAAAGATAGAAACATAAAAATCATTACACATGGCATCTACTGATTTGAACAAGTATCAGAAAAAAAATGATAAAGAACATATTTTAGATAATCCCGACACATATGTTGGGTCTGTAGAAAAAGTCGATGCCGATGAGTTTATTTATGATTCTAATAATATTGTTAAAAAAAACATCACATATATTCCTGGTTTATATAAATTATTTGATGAAGCGATTGTAAATTGTAGAGATCAATCTGTTCGCATGGAACAAGCTATTAAAAACAAAGAAGATAATATTCATCCATTAACATATATTGATGTTTCAATTGACGATGAAGGAGTTATTACTATGACCAATGATGGTAATGGTATCGACATTGCTGAACATCCAGAATATAAAATTTGGATTCCAGAAATGATTTTTGCTCATTTAAGAACCTCAACGAATTATGATAAAAGTGAAAAGAAAATTATCGGAGGAAAGAATGGTTTCGGTATTAAATTAGTATTTATTTGGTCAACTTGGGGTAAAGTTGAAACGATTGATCATAATCGCGGATTAAAATATACTCAAGAATTTCATAATAATTTAGATGTAATTGATAAACCAAAAATTACAAAATGTAAGACAAAACCATATACAAAAGTATCATTTAAACCTGATTATAAAAGATTAGGATTAGAAAAAGGATTAACTGAAGATATGATTAATTTATTTAAAAGGCGAATATATGATATTGCCGCGGTTACAAATAAAGATGTTAAGGTTAAATTAAATTCGCAAATTATTCCAATTAAAACATTCCAACAATATGTTAAAATGATTATTAATGATACTGATAATAAATATGAAGCTCCTAATGAACGTTGGGAATATATTGTAGCCCTCGCACCTGAAGGAGAATTTTATCAAGTATCATTTGTAAATGGAATTTATACATCCAAAGGTGGAAAACACGTTGATTATATTATGAATCAAATTATTAAGAAAATTACACTATATATTAAGAATAAAAAGAAGGTTGATGTTAAACCTAGTGCTATAAGAGAAAATATTGCTCTATTTTTAAGATGTGATATTGAAAATCCAGCTTATGATAGCCAAACCAAAGATTATATGAATACGCCTTCAACTAAATTTGGTTCTACATGCGATGTTAGTGATAAATTTATTGAAAAAATATGTAAAATGGGTATTATGAATTCTGCCTGCGCTATTACAGAAGTAAAGGAAAATAAATCACAGAAAAAAACAGATGGAACTAAAAACAAAAATATTAGAGGTATTCCAAAACTAGTAGATGCCAATTATGCTGGAACCGGAAGATCAAAGGACTGTATGTTGATTCTTTGTGAAGGAGATTCAGCAAAAGCGGGAATTATTTCTGGATTATCCCAAGATGACCGCAATTTTATCGGCGTATATCCTATGAAAGGTAAATTATTTAATGTAAGAGGCGAATCAGTTACAAAAATTGGAGATAACAAAGAAATTACAGAAATTAAGCAAATTCTTGGTTTAGAATACGGAAAAGAATATAATCAAGAAGATGTCACAAGTAAATTACGATATTCTAAAATTGTTTTTATGACAGATCAAGATCTGGATGGAAGTCATATTAAAGGACTTGGTATTAACTTATTTGATTCAGGATGGAATTCACTTATTCAAATTCCAAATTTTATTGGATACATTAATACACCAATTTTAAAAGCTACAAAAGGTAGCCAAATCCAGCAATTTTATAATGAAGGAGAATTTAGTGAATGGAAAAAGAATAATGATATTAAAGGATGGAATATTAAATATTATAAAGGTTTAGGCACTAGCACTGGTAAAGAATTTAAAGAATACTTTAAAGAAAAGAAGGTTATTTATTTTAATTGGGATGGTGAACAAAGTAGTGAATATATTGATATGATTTTTAACAAAAAACGAAGTGATGATAGAAAAGATTGGTTAGCTAATTACAATCGAGAATTATATCTAGACACTAATCAAACGAGTGTTACATACAAAGAATTTATTGACAAAGAATTTATTCATTTTTCAAAATATGATAATGATCGTTCTATTCCCAATATTTTAGACGGTTTAAAAATCAGTCAGCGCAAGATTTTATTTGCTGCTTTTAAGAAAAAATTAAATAGTGAAATTAAAGTGGCGCAATTTAGTGGATATGTATCAGAACATTCAGGCTATCATCATGGTGAAGCTAGTTTAAATGGCGCAATTATTAATATGGCACAAAATTATGTTGGAAGTAATAATATAAATATTTTTGAACCAAGGGGACAATTTGGAACACGACTTGCCGGTGGAAAAGATTCGGCTTCAGAAAGATATATATTCACACTTCTAAATAAATTAACGCGTCTTATTTATCCAAGTGTTGATGATAATATTCTAAAATATTTAAATGATGATGGGCAATCAGTAGAACCAATTTATTATGCTCCAATTATTCCAATGGTTTTAATTAATGGTTCAAAAGGCATTGGAACAGGTTTTAGCACAGATATTATGTCTTATAATCCACTACAAATAATTAACAGACTTGAACTAATGCTTAAAAATAATATCAATTACAAATTGATTACAATAGACCCGTATTATGAAGGTTTTCAAGGAACAATTGAAAAGATAGATGAAGGAAAAAAATATTTAATTAAAGGAATTTATGAAATTATTAATGAAAATAAAGTAAAAATTATTGAACTTCCGATTGGAACATGGACGCAGGATTATAAAGAATTTTTAGAAAGCCTAGTTGATAGTAAGAAAAAAGATAGTATTGTCAAAGATTTTAATGATAATTCTACTGATACTACAGTAAATTTTACAATTGAATTTAAATCTGGAAGACTAAAAGAGTTATTAGATAAAAAAATTGAACAAAATATGAATGGTTTACAAAAATTTTTAAAATTATACTCAATTCATTCTACCTGTAACATGCATCTATTTAATAGTAAAGAACAACTGAAAAAATATTCTAATCCAGAAGAAATTATTGATGATTATTATGATACTAGATTGGAATATTATGGTATTCGAAAAGAATATTTACTAAAAAAACTAAATGAAGATTTAAAATTAATTTCAAATAAAACAAGATTTATTAGCGAAACAATTAATGATATAATCGATTTACGTAAAAAGAAAAAAATAGAAATTGTTCAAATTTTAAGCAAACATAAATTTGATGATATTTATAATAATGATTATGAATATTTAAGAAAAATGCCTATGGACAGTGTTTGTGAAGAATCAATTGAAAAAATGAAAAAAGAAAAAGATGAAATTACTATGAATATTAATGAATTAGAAGGAAGTAGCAATGAAGAATTATGGTTAAAAGAACTACTTGTATTAAAAGATGAATATATAAAACTATATAATAATAATAATCCAAAAGAAATATCAACAATCAAAATAAAAAAAAATAAAAAATAATATATATATATATATGAATAACGAAAATCGTATAGGTCTACAAGAATATGCCTATGAAATAGCTGACGATATTACAAGAGGTAATTATACAATTGTTTATGATAATAATGCTAATGATATAAATACAGTTTTAAATAATAATGATCTAACGGCGCATATTATGCTTATTTTAATAGACCATTATGGTGACGAGATTGAAGCCCAGGCACATTTTGAAGAATTTATAGAGTATAATAGAAATATTATTAATAATACAGAAAATGATAATAATATAACTAGAAGAGTGAATAATATAAATATTAATAATAACGAAAATAATCCGAGACCGACTACTCCTCCAACCCCAGAAATAGCTGAACCTGAACCTATAGAAATTCCACAAGAAGTTATAGATAGAATTCCACAAGAAGTATTAAATATCATTACATGTCCAATTAGTGGAGAAATTATGAGAAATCCAGTTATTAATTCAGTTGGTCAAACATATGATAGAACCCGTATACAACAATGGTTATCAAGAGGAAACAGAACAGATCCAAATACAAGACAACAAATTACTACCACATTAATTCCTAATTTTTCTATTAAATCTTTAATAAATAGTTATATTCCACAATTAGGAGGTAAAAGAAAATATACAAAGAAAAATAGAAAAATGAAAATAATGAAAAAAAATAAAACTATTAAACAAAAAAGAGTATCTAAAAATAAAAAACATAACAAAAAAACCAAAAATAAAAGAAAATAAATTATATTTTTCTTAAAAGTATTATATAATTTATTTAAAGCCTTGTCTTGTATGTATAAACATATATAATGGTGTATGAGGGAGCTATCGGTATTGATTTGGGAACAACCTACTCATGTGTAGGAGTATGGCAGAATGATCGAGTAGAAATTATTGCTAATGATCAAGGTAATAGAACAACTCCATCATATGTAGCATTTACTGATTCTGAAAGAATTATTGGAGATGGAGCTAAGAATCAAGCCGCTACTAATCCTATTAATACTGTTTTTGATGCTAAAAGATTAATTGGGCGTAGATTTAGTGATATTGAAACTCAGTCTGATATTAAACATTTTTCATTTAAAGTAAGTGATAAAGGAGATGATAAACCTATTATAAATGTCACTTATAAAGATGAAGAAAAAAGTTTTCTACCAGAAGAAATTTCATCTATGATTCTAGTTAAAATGAAAGAAATTGCTGAAGCATATCTAGGAGATGAAGTAAAAAAAGCTGTTATTACTGTTCCTGCTTATTTCAATGATGCTCAACGAAATGCGACAAAAGATGCTGGTGTTATTGCTGGGTTAGAAGTATTGCGTATTATTAATGAGCCTACAGCGGCAGCAATTGCATATGGGTTAGAAAAAAAATCTAGTAAAGAACAACACGTTTTAATTTATGATCTTGGTGGTGGGACTTTTGATATTTCGGTTTTAAGTATTGAAGATGGTATTTTTGAAGTTAAGGCAACAGCCGGAGATACACATTTAGGCGGTGAGGATTTTGACAATCGACTTGTCAGTCACTTTGCTCAAGAATTTAAACGTAAACATAAGAAAGATCTAACAGGTAATCCTCGCGCATTGAGAAGACTTAGAACTGCTTGTGAAAGAGCTAAGAGAACATTATCAACTGCAACTCAATCATCGATTGAAATTGATTCACTTTTTGAAGGAGTTGATTTTTATTCATCACTTACAAGAGCGCGATTTGAAGAATTATGTGGTGATTTATTTAGAAGTACTATTACACCAGTAGAAAGGGTAATGAAAGATGCTAAATTATCTAAAAATCAAATTGATGAAATTGTTCTAGTTGGTGGCTCAACAAGAATTCCAAAAATTCAACAATTAATTTCTGAATTTTTCAATGGAAAAGAACCATCAAAATCAATTAATCCAGATGAAGCTGTAGCTTATGGAGCAGCAGTTCAAGCATCCATTCTTGCTGGTAATAAATCTGAAAAAACAGAAGATCTGCTTCTATTAGATGTAGCACCTCTATCACTTGGATTAGAAACTGCTGGGGAAGTAATGACTGTATTAATCCCTAGAAATACAACTATTCCTACAAAGAAATCTCAAACATTTTCAACATATGCCGATAATCAACCAGCTGTAACTATTCAGGTATTTGAAGGAGAACGCGCTAGAACAAAAGATAATAATAAATTAGGAGAATTTACACTGGCAGACATTCCACCAATGCCAAGAGGTGTTCCACAAATTGAAGTTTCATTTGATATTGATGCTAACGGCATTTTAAATGTTACAGCTCTTGAAAAATCAACTGGAAAATCAAATAATGTTACTATTAAGAATGATGGTTCTAGACTTTCAAAAGAAGATATTGAACGCATGACAAACGATGCTGGAACATATGCTAAAGAAGATGCTGATTTTAAAGAAAAAGTAGAAGCCAAAAATGGATTAGAAAATTATTGTTTTTCAATTAAAAATACAATTAGTGATGAAAAATTAAAAGATAATATTCCAGAAGATGATAAAAAAATGATTGAAGAAAAGATTGATGATACTCTTAAATGGTTAGAAGCGAATAATTCTGCCCATAAAGAAGAATATGAAAGTAAGAGAAAAGAATTAGAAGAAACATTCAAACCTATTATGGATAAACTAATGCCATCAGGAATGCCTACTGAAATGCCTAGTGAAATGCCTTCAACAACAGAAAATACTAATTCTGGACCTAACATTGAAGAAGTTGATTAATAAATAATTTAATAAATATATATTTATGAATTAGTAAATATATATTTAAACAAATCTTTGTAATTCTAACGTTTTGCCTCTTGTGCTTGAATTTGAAGGTAAAGCCAATAAAGCATACATATTACTAGCATCTCTCTTATATTTTAAATAACTTATGGCTTCTTTGTAAACTTGATCTATCGCATAACTTTCAACTAAAGCATTTAAATCTCTTATTTGCTCTCTAACATTTGTTTCTAGATTGAGAGAATTTTGTAAAAAAACACTACGCATAATTATTTTTAATTCATCTTCATCTTGTAATCCTATTATAAATTCACCATTCGATTTATCGAAAACACCTTTTCTTATATTATTTTGTATTATATCTATATTTTCACTACTGAAATAGGCTAATGATAATGGTGTATTCATCCAGTTACCAGTCATAGCATCTCTAAAAGCTGCTGTTGTATGAACTGGTATTTTATCCGATAATTCAAATTGATTATTTAAAGTTGGACTAATTATATCTATTCTTCCATTTGTAGTTGGATAATTTGTAAAACCTTGTTGAGTCATTATATAAATTGATAGAAAAAATATAATTATTAATTACTAAACTATTAATTTGAAAATCTTATTTTATACAAATATTATATATGTCGTTTCAAAAAATAACTATTATAGTTGCTACTATTATTTTAATATGTTTTCTTGTTGTTATTGGTTTTTTTTTAGCAAAAAATAGATATCATAATAATCAATGGAAACCTGATGTCGGAGATTGTCCAGATTATTTTATAAGAGTTGATGACGTTGAATCTAAATCAAATACTTGTAAACCAGAATATTTAGATATGTTTGATAGTAAATGTGATCTCTCTAAAGGACAAGATTTTACTAATATGAAATTATGTCAAAAATTAAGCTGGGCGAATAAATGTAATGTAAAATGGGACGGTATAACAAATGATGATACTACAATAAAAAAATGTAAATAAATATATATAATGAATTTTCAATACATTGTTATTATCGTTGCTACAATAATATTAATTTTAATGTTAACAATTATAGGGTTTTCTCTAAAAACGTATACTATTAATCAAACATTTCCTCCTACTTCTTCTGAATGTCCTGAATATTGGGTATCAACTGATAAAGGTTGTGAAAATCCCAAAAATTTAGGCAAATGCGGTAAAGGCCCTTTTGACTTTAGCCAACATAGATATAAAGGGCATAATGGAAACTGTAATAAAGCAAGATGGGCAAGAAATTGTCAAGTAGCATGGGATGGAATTACAAATAATCATGAATTCAATAAATGTAGATGAAAAAATTATATAAATTTATAATAGTATAATATATTAATTATATTGATGAATCTTGATATGATTAATAATTTACCTGATGATGTTATTGACATTATATTTAGTTTAATATCACCAAAAAACAAAATTTTTCTAACAAAATCTTTTTACAATCAATATAATAATTATATTGATCAAATTATAAATGATAACAAAATAGAATCATATATTAGAGATATTGTTAGAAAAGATTATTTTTTCTCATTTAAAGCAATATTTTATAGAAATTTATCACATTGGATGCTAATGACTAACTATCCTTACTCTAAAAATATTGTATTTGAAAATTATTTAGCATTTTTAAAGTATTATGCGGAAAAAAATTCTTCTTCAAAATGTTTTAATTTTATAAATAAACATTATAAAAGTGATAATTTAAAATCACATAAATATAAATTTTCAAAAAATATTAAATGGACAAACTAAATTATAACAAAATATTAAATAGAGAAAATATTTCAAAACAAATAATTGATATTTTACAACATTTTAATAATAATAAAAGTGATTTATCTATTAAAAGAGGAATATATATTTATGGTGAATCTGGAAGTGGTAAAACCTTTTTTATCAATAATCTTCTTACAAAACTTAATTATGATATTATATATTTTGATTCAAGTGATTCCAGAAATAAAAGCATTTTAGATATTATTACAAAATATAATATGGGAACATCTAATATTCTCTCTCTTTTTAAAAAAGAAAAACGCAATATTGCTATAATAATGGATGAAATTGATGGAATGAATAGTGGAGATAAAGGTGGTATAAATTCATTAATAAAGCTTATTCGACCAAAGAAAACAAAGAAACAAAAAACAGAAGAAATAACAAATAATATTATAATATGTATTAGTAATTATCAAGTAGATAAAAAAATCAAGGAACTTATGAAATTTTGTCATAGTTTTGAAATCAAACCCCCTACCGACAATCAAATTAAAGAAATTATTAAAAATCAAATTCCACAATTATACAATGATAGTTTTTTAATGGAACAATCTATTAATTATTGTAATAACAATTTAAGAAAAATAAATTTATTATATAAATTTTATATTAATAATATTAATAATTTAGATTATTTTAAAAGTATTATAGATATTAATAACTGTAAAAAAATTGATTACGATACTAAAAATATCACATCTATTTTAATAAATAAGAAATATAACATTGAAGAACAAACATATATAATCAATGAAAATGATAGAACTATTATTGCTTTACTATTTCATGAGAATATTATTGATCAATTACAAAAATTAAAAAATAAAAATAATGCCATTTCAATATATTTAAAAATTTTAAATAATACATGTTATGGCGATTATATAGATAGAATTACATTTCAAAAACAAATTTGGCAATTTAATGAAATGAGTTCTGTTATAAAAATTTTAAGTAACAATTATGAGTATCATAATTATTTAGAAAATAACTTACTTAAAATAGATAAAATTAAAGATATAAGATTTACTAAGGTTCTTACAAAATACAGCACTGAATATAATAATTCAATATTTCTTCAAGATTTATCAAAATTTTTATCAATAGATAAAAAAGATACTATATCATTTTTTAAGTATTTAAGATCTAATTATAGTCTTGAAAATATTCAAGATATATTAGAATTATATGAAATAAATACTCTTGAAATTAATCGAATTTATAGATACATAGATAAAAATAATAAAAATATTAATTCAATTACTGATTCTGATTTAGATAATGAATTTTAAATATTTAATTATATAATTATGAATATTTAATTATATAATTATGAATATTTAATTATATAATTATGAATAGAGAATTTTATATGCTTTATAATCAAAAGTATCATTTGGAAATAGAAGATTATATTTATTATACCAATCTGTAATAACACTTTCTTCAAGAACTACATTTTTATGTTTCATATATGACTCAGGTGATTGATAATAAAGAACATTCGGAGTTCTTTTATTATATGACCGTTTACCATTTGAATCCATAATATCACTCGCATCTATCACTTTAAAAAATCGCTTTTCTTCATAAGTGCCAACTCTCCATGGATATTCTGCTCCATTTACAGCATCTACAATTCGCTGTCCTTCAACATTTGATGGATAATAACCATTTTTATTATTAAAAAATCCGACATTATATTCCACTTCATTATTAATAGTATCTGCCATCTTTTATTATAATTTGTTATCAATATTTTTTTATATAGTTTTACTTATCTTTATAAATAAGTAATTTAGTTATTTATTTGGTTTATAATTTCTTTATCTTCATCTGAAATATCATTTATAGTATTATTCATTAATTTACTATTTATATTCATGTCGTTATTATCTTTTTGGTTATTTCTATATGTTTCAATAATACTTTCTTGAACCATAATCTTCTTTGTTAAATCTTGAATTTTCTCATTCTGTTGTTTTAAAAATTCTACTATTTGTTCATTATTTAATATAACTTGTTTTCCATTTTGCTCTACAATTATTTTGCCTTCATTATTTTTCCTTGCTTCTTCAACCATTCTTTTTCTATCTTCTGTTATTTTATTTGTTTGTCTTAATACTTCTGGTTTATTTATTGGCTTTCCAAAATCATATTTTCCCAACTCATTGTCAATATTCGTAAAAAAATCTTTTAATTCTTCGCTTTTAACAAAATCTTCTACTTTTTTATCAGAAGGTTTACAATAATCTGGATGTGGATTTTCTAGTAATATTTTTTTGTCAAATGTATTATGTATATGAGAGAAAACTAAAATTGTTTTTTTTGGCTCTAATTGAACAAATGGCACTGTATAGTTTTTTAAAAAATGCTTTTCTTCTGCTAATGCCGCATTTTCATCATAAGAATGTTCATTTAATAACTCTTTTTTAAATGCGAAAGTTCCTGCTGTTGCATGATTCGGACCATAAGGCCCAAATTGATACATTTGATTAATATGTTTAAAATATATATATATTTCACTAGCACCAGCGCATAAAGCTTTCGGATGAGATAATAACATTTCAACCGAATGACTTACACGTTCAGGTGGATAATAATCATCATCATCCATATAAACAATAATATCACCAGAACATTTTTCATGCATAATATTTCTTTTTTTTCCCAAAACCATTTGTTCATCATATTTATAATATTTAACTTGAGGAATATCCTTTACTAAATCTTCTATTTTATCTGTTCCATCATCAATAATAATCCATTCTATCTTATCTTTTGGATATGTTTGGTGTTCAAAACATTTTATAAGTGTTTTTATAAATGGTCTTCTATTAAATGTAGGAGTACAAATACTTACAAATGGTTTAATTAAATGATTTGGTTTTTTTGGTTTTTTCCCCATAATATATATTTATTTACTTAATATTTTTTTATATTATAATTATAACTATTATACATTATTATAGTTATAATATTTATAAAATTATATTATTTATATAACAATACTGATTATGCTTAATAATAAAGTTAAACCAACAAAAAACATATACATTTTTTTATTTTCTTGAGCATTTTTACTAATTGCTTTATAACCACCCGCTAAATATCCAGCAAACATTAATTTAACTAATGTTAATGTATTAAATATTAAAGAATTATAAAATGCTAATATAAATACTAATAATATAAATGAAAGTGGTAGTAACCAACTATAAACAATTGTTGTTAATGGCAATAATAATATTTCAAATGGTATTAAAAATATAAATGGAAAAAAGAAATTAACAACTAATATCATCATAAAACTTAAAAATATCAAATATATTAAATTAGTTGGAAACTGTGTTGTTAATAAATTATAAATATACACAAAAGTGCTTGAAAATCCAGACAAAATAATAATACCTATAATTAATGGTATTCCTATAACTAATAATATTAAATTTCTATAATATGGATTATTCGGCATAATAAATTCTATAATTTGTAATAAATCTATAATTCTTGCGTTATTAATTATATTAGTTTTATTTGATACAGCCATCATATAATTAACAAAATCACTTATTACACCCATTTCCATTCTTGTAATCCACGATAAAAAATCAAAATTATATTTTTCTAATGGCAACCCAGATGAAACTTTAAATCCATTAAAAAACCCATTTTGGTTTAGCTTTAAACCTTGGCAAAAAGGATAGTTTTCTTTATTTTCTTGATAAAAATAATATGATGGAAACCATAAATCATTAAATGTTCTCCTTTTTCCATCTTTACCTATTGTTGTTAAAGAACGACCACATGTTATTAAAAAACTTAAGTTGCTTGTTATTAAAAGTGTAAATATTATTGAAAAAATTACTATTGCTAAAAACATTATACCCGATAATATTCTTCCACCTACTGATCTTTCATTGTCTTCTGTATCATTTTTATCTGGTATATTATCAATATTTTTTTCTAATCGTTTTTTATCTATTATATCATCGCTACTAAAATTACTACCAAATAAATTATTTAAATTATCTGTCATTATATATTTTATATATAATAAATATCATATAAAATATAATAAATATCATATTAAACATATATACGTTATAATTGTATACATAATATAATGAACAAAATAGAATCTGAAATAAAACTTGATTTTCATAATGTTCTTATTAGACCTAAAAGAACTTCAATAAATAGTAGATCTGAAATTGAATTAGATAGAACATTTAAATTTAAATATAGTAATGTAGAATGGTATGGTAAACCTATTATGGCTGCTAATATGTCAACAACAGGAACATTTGAGATTTATAATATTTTAAGCAAACATAATATTATTACTGCTCTTCATAAATTTTATTCTATTGATGATTATTCAGAATTCAAAAAATCTTTCCCAAATCCTAATCTATTTATGATTTCAACTGGTATTGGTGACGATTCTTTTGAAAAATTAAAATCTATTTTTCAAGTTATTGACTGTAATTGGATTTGTATTGATATTGCGAATGGATATATTTCTAAATTAATTGAATTTTGTGCAAAAGTTAGAGAAGTTTTTCCTAATAAAATTATTATTGCTGGTAATGTTGTTACTAGAGAATTAGTTGAAGAATTAATATTAAATGGTAAGGTTGATATTGTAAAAGTTGGTATTGGACCTGGTTCCGCTTGCACCACAAGAATCAAAACTGGCGTTGGAATGCCTCAATTATCCGCTATTATTGAATGTGCCGATGCTGCGCATGGTGTCAAAGGACATATAATTGGCGATGGTGGTATTACATGCCCAGGAGATATGGGTAAAGCTTTTGGTGGAGGTGCTGATTTTGTTATGGCTGGAGGAATATTTGCTGGTCATGAAGAAAATCCAGGAGAAATTATAGAAGAAAATAATGTCAAATATAAAATTTTTTATGGAATGAGTTCAAAACACGCTATGGAAACACATTATGGAAAAATGGATAATTACCGTTCATCTGAAGGAAGACATGTCAAAATTAAATTTAAAGGTAAGTTAGAAGATACTGTTTTAGATTATCTTGGTGGATTAAGAAGCACATGTACTTATATTAATGCTAAAAATATAAAAGATATGAGTAAATGTACAACATTTATTAGAGTAACACAGCAAGTTAATAATATTTATGCTTAATTCTTACTTTACAATATAATTTCTAAATTTAATTTTGATATTATGTGATTTCTATCAAAATTATATAAATTATCTTTTTTTACTCCTTTACAAAAACTACTTATATAACTAAAAGCATCTAAACCTCGTTTTCCAGAAGAATTTTCTCGATATAATAACCAATCATGCCACATATTATCATACATTGATACAAAAATATTATTATTTACTTTTTGAGCTCTACTGGCAAAATCTAATGAGTCATTTCTTATTGTTTCGCTATCTCCAACCAATATTAACAATGGTGGTAATTTAGATAAAACTGAACTTGTTGCGTAATATGGATTCGCTATTTTATTATTAAATAAATTTGGGTCATTTAAATATGTTCTAGCATCTTTTATAAAATATTCAGCATTTTTTGTAGGAGATAATTTAAATATTGGATCTCCTGTTTTCATATTTTCAGACCAACTTCTCGTTCTATATGAACTTGTATTACAATTCAAATTTAGCCATGGGCTAATTAAAAATCCACTTGAAAAATCATTAAAATATTTTAATAATGTTGACATTGTAATACACCCACCTGAAGAATCGCCACCTATAATAATATCTTGATATTGTTTATCTAAAAACTTTTTTAATTTCATTATATCATCTATTTGTGATGGATAACTTTTTACTGGTGGCAATACAAAATCTGGAACATATATATCGTATCCTGTTAAATTACATAGCATATAGCAAAAAAATACATAAGCTTCTTCCCTTGGTGATTCATATAAAAAACTTCCACCGTGTATAAATATTATTGCTTTATTATTATTTCTCTCTGTTGTTTTTTTATAAACATCGATATAACCTCTCTCTTTTTTCCATTCATTTAATAAATCATTTTCTTTTATACATGTTTTAACAATCTTATTTTTTATTACATTATATTGACTATTATTTAGTATATATTTCATTATAGTTTAGTAAATAAATTTTATCTCTGTATTAATTATATGATAAATAATATAATTAATAATATAATTCATAATATAATTCATAATAAAAATGTAAAATTATATTTTTATTTATTTTTAATTTTACTATTATTATTGTTTTTCTTATATTTAACTAATTATTCAACTAATTACTATAGAAAAAAAGAAAATTTTGAACAAAATAATACTTCACAAAAAAATACGATAACTAAAAATATAAATAATATCGAAGTGCCCGCTGATTTTTTACCAACCCACCCATGGACTAATAAAAAATCCGGATTAGATATACTGGATAATCCACAGGAACATTATCTTTATAAAGATGATGAAAAAGCTGAAAAATACGATAAAGATTCATCTCAATTTACAAGAAGTTTTACATGTAGACCTTCTATAACAGGAGTATTTAGTGACTGTGGTCCTTATTCATTTAATGCTTGTGGACCTATAAAACCAAGCACTTCTGATTATCATGAATCAAAAGATAAAAAACATAAAAAACATAGAAAACATAGAAATCATAGAAATGATAGAAATGGCAATGATGAAGAATTTTCAATATTTTGTGATAAAAATATTTGCCATCATATATATCACCATAATAGAAGAAACTGGTCAACTAATATAGAAAAGAAAGATCACTATGACAACGAAGATGATAATAATGATAATAATGATAATAAAAAAGATAGATATAGAAAAATAAATAGGGATATTATTAGTAATTCAAATAAAAATAGTAGAAAACAAGATCAATTAGATTATGATGAATATACGAATGATTTAGATGGGTATTAACTTTATCGAGAAAACATTAATCCAGCATTACCTGATTCAAATATTAATATATTATATCTTTCTTCCATTAAATGTAAGTTATAGTTATAATCATAAAGTCTCCATGTTGGTTTATTTACACCAATAGGATTACCATCATCATCACAAACTACTAAAGTTTGAGCATTCGAATCAGCGGGAGGAGTATATGTTGAATATTCAAATTCTATAATTGAAAATTTACTTAAATTTATTGCTCCACTAGGTTGTAAAATAAAAGGATTCGTATCTAAGCAAAAATTATAACAATACAACCCTGGTAATGAATAAGCAGCATTTCTTATATATTTCTCTACAATTCCATATACTTCAGCTGGAAAAGGATTTTCTCGATATTTTCCATCAAAAAGTAATGCCCACGTCATCATTATATCCCTTTGATTTTGAGGTCTTATACGACCATATGTTCCTAATTGTGTTAATTCTTGACTAAAAATAGGTAATATAATATCATCATTTAAACCAATTATATTATTTAATGAACTATATTCCCAATTTGTATAATTACTCCATTCATTTCTCTGATCTACATCATCTCTTTGAAAATACCACATCCAATTTGATACTAAACCCATTGAATATATTTTTGTTCTTTGATTTCCAGTTACATTATGATAATCATATTCATGAACTTCTCTTATTAAATATTTCTGTGGTTTAGCCGCAAATACTTTCACTTCATCATCACTTAAAAAAGCATATGTTGATACTAAATGTATATCAGCAAACCAATCAGTTCTTTTATCATCGTATATATCGTTATTTGTTTCTGTTATATTATCAATCGGTGGTGGATGTAAAAATCTATAGAATTGATATGCTGGAACATTTTGGTCCGCTTTAATATATTTGCCTCTATTAAAATATTCTCTATTTGGCTTCAAAACATCTCTTATAACAAATAATTCTGTTATAGGTCTACATTCAATTTCAATTTGTAAATAGTTATATTGTAATGACACTAGAGGAAATGCCATTTTACTAGATAAGGTTGACCATATATTTATAGGTATATATATAGTTTGACTAGTTATAGATGGTTGTGGTCCACCTTGACTTTCAGGAACATGAATAGCATTTGGATAAATTCCTCTATTTCCCTCATGTAATTCTGCACGACCACCATAAAAAGCTGGATTTGTTAATTCTGATCCATAAATTTTGTTACCATTTCCAATCATTTCATTAAATACTTTTTTTTTATCTACTGTAAAATCACGATTAACCATATTTAATAAATATTGTCCTGTAAATTCTTGTATTAATTGTCCTCCTACTGTTACTTTTATTTTCCTAATTAATTGTGCTCCTATATTATCTATCCACTTAAATTCATAAGGTATTTGATTATTTTCATCATTCTCATTTAAAACAGGACTCCATATATTAGGCAATGTAACTGCTACAAAAGTATCCATTAATAAATCTGCATATCTTGGAACTCTAAATGTAAAAACCGAATCTTCATTTAAACGAAGATTTCTCAGTCCTGAATAATCAATTCTAAATTTTTGTAAACCAAAATTAGTATATTTTGCATATGTTGTTTTAAAAAAAGTTTTTGAAGGATTCCCATTTACAATAACATTTAAATTACCGTAAGCAACTAAATTTAATAAACCTCCTCCCATTTATATATAATTATTATTATTATTAATTATATATTTAACTATTTTATCA